TCGTCCCTGCACCACCTGAAAACCCGGAAGAGATAATCAACTGGGGTGAGAAGCATAACGATTACCATACATCCGGACAGATATGGAAGCGTGAGGAAACGCCGAAGTGTTGGTCGAAGCAGGAAGTTATGCGGTTGGCCAAGGTGTATGGGGATATTAGATGGTATGAAATCAAGGACTCTTCCGGTGTACCAAAGCACGCCACCCTTGAGATGTTGGAGTTCGCATCCAAACATTGGAAGCGGAGGTTGAACGGCGTTCATATCCTGATAAACGGCGAACTCGTTTATCTTACCGGGTTGCATTGGTATTACATGCAATGGTGTTGGATCGGCGACCGTTACCCGGACTACCGCGACAACGACAGGTATTTCTTCTACGCATGGGATTCCGTATGCAAGAACCCAAGGTTGGCAGGGATGACCTACCTAAAGAAAAGGCGTGATGGTGCTACGTTCAAGTCTTTGGCATACATCCAGGAGTTCGCCACGAGGGTTCCGTCCACCAACAGTTACATAACATCCAATACGTTGGTGCATGCAAAGAAGTCCATCTATCTGGAGAAACTCGTCCCGATGTACGACAAGGCACCGCCGTTCTTCAAGCCATTCGCCCAAGGATACGACAAGCCTCAGAACGGATTCATATTCGACACACCACCAAGGAAGATGAGCGCGGTCATCGACCAGAAGGAAGGTCTGAAGTCCAACATCATGCTTACCAAAAGTGCGGACGGATCCAAACTCCACGCCGTGTTGTTCGACGAATCCGCTAAGAAGGAAGACTCGGATGTGTACGAGGATGTCAAGATCATCACACCTACGATGGTGGATGAAGGTAAGTTTCTCGGTAAGATGCTGATGCCTACCACGATGGAGGAAGTCAGAACGGAAGTCGGCGTCGGCAACTACCGCAGGCTATGGAACGATTCTGCACCTTCCCTGCTGAAAAAGTCAGGTACCAAAACAACTCCGACAAAGTTGGTAAGGCTGTTCTTCCCTGCGTGGTACGGATTGTACGACGATATGAGTTTCGTTGGAAGGTTCGGTGAAGCAATCATCGACAAGCCTACCAAAGAACAATACGAATGGCTTACGAGCATCTACAAAGAAGAGGAAGATGCTTGGGGTAGCGAAGAGGCGAAGAAGGATATCTGGTTGCATCACGGCTCTTGGTCTTACCTCAAAATGCGCCGATCTGAAATGGTAAGTGACAACCGTGCGCTTGCTTCTGAGTTACGTAAGTATCCGTTCACGGTTGAGGAGGCGTTCCGTCCAAGTGCAGGGTCTGCGGTTATCGACCCGTTGATAGTCGGTAACGCATTGGCAGACTTGCACAAAATCATGCCGGATGGGAAGATGAGGCACGAGCATTTGGCCGTTAGGGGAAACCTTGTAGGTGAAATAGGTAACTGCGAATTCGTGCCTGACAAGAACGGGATGTTTGAGGTGTCGCAACGGATGTTGGATTTCTATAATTCGCGTAGGGCCAGCGAACTCGGTTATTATCTGAACGACGTTTACGATTCACCGACAGGCATGCGTCCTGCCAACGATATGATGGTCATCGGACTTGACCCTATCGATATGGACAAGAAGCACCTGCGAAGTACGAAGTTGTCCGACATGTGTGCGATAGCATTCTGGAAGTACGACATCAGAATAGACGGAGAAACATACGACAATGGTGGGGCAAGGGAAATGCTGACCCATTCGTTCGTGATGAGATACCGGCAGAGGAACATGTACAAGAGGGCTGATTTTGAGAATGTCCTCAAGATGGCGTCGTGGCTCGGTTGCCAGATACACTTCGAGATTAACAGGGGTGCATCGTTCAGGGACTTCCTTAATGAGAACGGCTGCATATGGTTCAAGGCGGCGAGTCCTGCCGAAGCACACAAGCCGAGGAAGTCACGTATGGCCAAGTTGCCAATGGACACATACACGGATGAATACCTCCACCAAAAGGGTACGGAAAAAATCCAATTATGGGTTTATGAGTTCGGATCTGCATTGACTTGTCCGTTCGTTTCGACTTGGATGGAATGGTCGAAAGCGGACCTTAATGATTTGGAGCCTTTCGATGAATACGTTGCAACGGAATATGCTCTTTTGAAAGGCGCACCTGGGGTGGTTTCAGTTGCCGAAAAAAATTCGCAACTTGCACCTGTAACAAATATTACAAGAAAGCGCGGCGGTAGCGTCTATGAAGCCTTCTACTGATAACATAAATATCCCGCTCGATACCAACGGGTTTCCGATGGACGGCGTTCCTGACAAAATCAAGAACGAACGTGAGTATGGTAAGAAATTCGCTGAAGCAATCTATTCCTATTGGAACGGAGCCAAGTGGGGTGGTGCCATGCGTTTCGGAAACAACGTAGGTTGGAACGGTATCCGCGATTGGTACGACGAGAAGCGTGCCTATATGTTCGGAATGCAAGACCCTGCCAAGTACGACAGGAAGTTCTCGTTGCCACAAGGACAAGACGGAGTGGAAGGTGACGGGCAGACCGGTGTCAACTTCGACAGACGTGTGTTCCAAATCGCCAACAAGTACATGCGTATCCTCGTTTCAATGATGACGGATTCGCAACCAACACTTGAGGTGAACCCCGGCGACGTGTTCAGCACGGACAAGATGCAGGAGAGGAAATACCTCGACTTGTCGAAAATCATAAACAAACCCATCATCATGGCCGCACAAGCGGCTATCGGTATTGAACCACAAGAGTCACCGGAACAACCGCAATCACCTGATGAGGTTATATTGTATGAAATGCTCGGTGGTTACAAGCCTTCCTTCGCCCTTGCCATGCAGACGGCATTGCAGGCCAGCCTCAACGTGGTCAACGACTTCGAAGAGGTATTGTACGACATCGTGCAGAAGGACATCATTCCGGTTGGGTTGGCCGCAACCTCCACCCACATGGACTCCGGCGGTATCGTAAGGTTCGAACGTGTTGCACCTGAAGACCTGATCATCCCGTTCAGCGACAAGAACGATTTCTCGGACATGCCGTGGGTCGGTCGCATCCGCATGCTGACGATGACCGAACTGAAGCAGAAGGCCGGCAACGAATTCACCGACGAGGAATACGACCACATCGAGCATACGTGCCTGACGTCTTCATGGACTCCTATCAAGAATCAGAACAGGGTGATGACAGGAGATGCGAACGTATCGTCACGTGGTATCCCTTGTCTTGAGTTCCAGTTCTATACATCGAACACGATTAATTACAGGAAGAAGGATTTCGCAGATACCGGTAACTCCGATGTCGAAAAGAAACCTGACACCTGGAAGCCACGCGAAGGGGACAAGACCGTGTCCGCACTTCGCAAGACATATAAGTGTGTTTACAGCGGTTGGTGGATTTTGGGTACAGACTATATCTTCAATTACGGCAAGATGCCTAACCAACCTATGCGTGGTTTGGGCGACAACCAACTCACCATCAAGGTGTGTGCGCCGTTGAACATGAAGATGCGTTGGAATTCATTGGTGGATGAGATCATGCCGGACATCGACATGGTACAGATGTCCTACCGCAAATGGATCCAACTTGTAAGCCGTATCCAACCTGACGGTATCGCCATGCTCGACTCTTGGTTGGACAACACATCCGGACCTTCAGGTTTGATGGATAAAGCCGAACTCCTAAAGAATTTCATGGCTACCGGTATCCTAAGTTTGGCTCCACCCAACCCGGAGTACGATTCATACGGCGGAACCGGTATTCCAATCGTTCCTATCCCGATGAGTAACAGGGAGCCTATGTTGGCGGCGACCGAAGCGTTGCTAACTTCAATCGGACACTTGGAGCGTAAACTTGGATTCAACGATGCCACGAACGCGGCGACTATGGAGAAAGACTCTCTTGTCCGTATCCAACAGATGCAGGCTATGGGTACGTTGAACGCAATCAAACCGCTGATCAAATGTCTTGACAGGCTGACAGAAATGTCCGGCGATGCCCATGCATCCTTGCTGATCCAAGCCGCACGCGGAGGTGGTGACAATGAGTATTACTCGGCGTTGCTCGGTGATTACACATGGGATATGCTGAAGGAGTTGTCCTACGACGTATCCTTGCGTAACATCAACGTGCGTGTTCTGAAGCGTATGTCAGCGGAAGACAGGGCGATGTTGGAGCAACAGATCCAATTGCAGATGCAGATCAGCGAGCAAGGAGGACCCGGTATCGACCTTGAGGATGCAATCATGATCCGTAAGGAAGCCAAGAACAACTTGGCCAAAGCCCAATGGATGTTGGCTGTCAAGAAGCGTATCCGTAAGCAAGAAGCCGCGAAAGCCGCCCAAGCGCAGATGGAGCAGCAGATGCAGATGCAACAGGCGCAGGCTCAAGGTCAGACGGAAGGCAAAGTCATGGCTATCAACGCAAAGGCTCAGGCGGATGTGCAGAAAGGTTCTGCTATCAACCAGATGAAGTCGCAGTCGAAGCAGGGCGAGTTGATGCTGAAGTCACAGGCAGAACGCGAGCGTATCATACTCGAATCGCAGCTTGACCTCCAAAAGGCAATCCAGGAACTTACCGTCAAATTGCAGGACAGCCGTGAGAAGAGGTTGTCCGACAAGGAAGACAAGCGTATGGACCGAATGATGCAGATGATGTCCATGCGTCCTTTGGGTAAGCAAGGTGGCGAAGAAGAGGTTGAAGAAGAGGGATACGAGGAGGAAGAAACTGAAGAAATGGAGGATTGATTTAGGTGATGAAATTCACCATATATTTGTAAGTTAAAAGTAAACGTAAAATGGAACCTAATGTAAACAACACGATGATGCCACAAGGCG